CCCCGCGAGGGGGCGGGGGGTTTAACGGGATGTGACGCGCACCGAGATGCACGACGTGTTTTTTGTGTAGGCATCGTAGATCGAGGCGCCGTTGGGGCCTTGGTCCTTGATGAAAAACTCTTTGTCAAAGACCTTGCGGTCCATGTCCACCAGCGTCGCTTTGAACAGCGAACCCTCAAGGGACTCACCGGACAGCTTGATCGCGTCTTTGATCGCGTCGGCCTGATCGGTCAGGTCCTTGATCTGTGCGAGCAACACGCCCAGACGGTCCACTGAGCCTTCGTTCAATTCCACCACCAGTTTTGCTTTAGCCATTTTGATACTCCAAGATATGTGTGTTTAAGAAGTACCGCAGTTTTTGCTGCGATGGCTGAAGTGTACACGCCTTTTTGCTTGTACAACATCTTTTTTGTAAAATAATTCTATTGTTTTCCTTCCACCGATAGTTTTTGTAAATAATTACCAACTGCAACGCAACAACCTCTGCAACATGCAACACTACCTAAAGGTAAGTGTTGCAACTGTTGCACTTGCAACGTGCAACAAGATGCAACTGTTGCGCAACTGTTGCAACTGTTGCAAGCACTTTTTTACGTATTCGCATTGTTTTGCGGCTTCGAACCACCAAAGATAGTCACATGGCCAAGGGCGTTCTGGGCTAAAAACCCGCCCTCGATAAGCGATTTCAAGCTGCGACGGGCCATCTGGGGCCTTGTATCGCGCTTGCCGGCATCACCCACGGGCATTTTGCTCACCGCCGCCGTGATCAATTCGTTCTCGGTTACCGGGCTCTCGCCGCCAAAATCAATCAGGTCCTTGGCCGTCTGGAACACCAGCGCGTTGGTGTCGCCCTTGGGCCCCTTGGACGCCGCCACGGACTGCCTGCTGCCGTCGGTGAACGAGACCACGCAGGTCGTCTCGTCATCGCCGTCCTCGTCCTGCCCCACCACGATGGTCTCCAGCCTGAAGCCAAACTCTTCGCCATCGGCCCCGCCCTTCATCTTGGTGACGATGGCCACCCGCTCCTCGTCCGAACGTATGACCTCAAACTCAAAATCAGCCGCCGCACGTAGCCCTGACCAGCCCCGGGCGCCCCGGGACTCGTCCTTGCCGCTGTGGTGGACTAGGCCCACCATGGCGCCCGTAACGCGGGTTATCTCCTTGCAGTGCCCCAACACCTTGCCCATGTCTTCCCCTGAGTTTTCGTTGCCGCCGGGCATGACTTGGGCCAGCGTGTCGATGGCCACCATGTCAAACTGGCCCTTGAGCATAATCTGGCGCACTAAGGCCTTGGTGTCTTCCATGTCCAGCAGGTTGGGTGCGTTGCTCACGAAGTGCATCTCAAAGTCGTTGGGGTCGATGCCGTGGTGCGCGCAGTACCCAGCCACGCGCTTGCGCATGTCCTCTTGGCCCTCAGCGGCCACCCAACAAATGCGCGCCTTGCGGGTCTTGTGGCCGCGCCACTCGATGCCCCGGGCCACTGCGGCCAGCATCTCAAAAACAAAGAACGACTTGCCCGAGCCGGAAGCCCCGTAAAACACGCCTAGGTTGGCGTTGGGTAGCACCCCCTTGATGATCCACGAGGCCTTGCGGCGCACCACAAACTCGGAGGCCGTCTCCAGCTTGAACCTAGCTTCTTTGATGGCCTTGGCCTCGTTGGACTTTTTTAGTTGCTGGGCCACCTCCGGGTCGCTGGTGAGGTCGTCAAAGTCTAAGAGGATTGAGTCGCGGGTGATGGCCTTGGGCTTGGCCTTCTGGCAGTGCTCGACCCACAGGTAGGCCAGAGCCCGCTCGGGGTCCTGCCTGCGGTGGGACAGCGCTATATCCATCACCGGCTGGCTAACCGCGAAGATGGACAGCACCGTGGCGTCGTCGTACCCGGCGCTGTAGAGCTGGACCCCGGCTGCGTGCAGCGCCCCGGAGCGGTCGCCAACGTCCTCGCCCGGGCCGTGCAGCAGCAGCTCCTTGGTGGCCTCTGGCAGCTCCATGTCCTGCACGTCCGGCAGCGCCAGCTCGTGTATGAGCTCGGGCATGGTGATCTGGATCACGGGCGCGGCCTTGCGCGTCTTGCCGTGCTGCTCGAACAAACCGATGAGCACCTCGGCCTTGGCCGGGACCATGGGCCGGGGCTTGGAGGTGTGCCCCGTGATCGTGAGGAAGCGGGCCGTGTGGCCACCGTAGACCTCGATCCCCACGTCGTGGTTGTTCCAGTCCATGTCGGCCACGCCAGTGGCCAGTATGCGCAGGCCCGTGCCGCTGGGGCTAATCTCTGTGTAGCTGCCCATGGCCTCGACGATCTCACGCGCCCACGGCGCGATCTGGCCATCGGTGCGGCAGTTGTCAAGGTCGATGCCCACCACGTCCGAGATGTTAGTGAGCACCAGCCCCAGCCCGTGGTAGCGCGTGGGGTTCAGGCGCAGCGCGGCCGCGGCGCTCTCGTAGTCGCCCCAGTCGGTCACGTTTTTGGTGGAGAGCCCTCGGTGCATGGCGCTGTAGGGCACCTTGTCGTACTTCTGGCGGCTCTCGTTCCAGATGGCCTTCCAGACCGCCCAGCGGCGCAGGGCCTTGAGCTCGGCGGGGATGTTGGCGCCGTTAAAGACCTGCCCAATTGGTGGCAGGTCTGGTGTCGTGTTTGTCATTGTTCTACCCAGCAACGTACCCCAAAGAAGAAACAACGGCAGGCGGGGGTAGTTCGCTTTTCGGTATGGGGAGCTACCCCAGACCTATCCGTGTCCAGCAAACAGTCTATCAGATGTCGGTGGGCGCCAGCAGCTCTGCCAGTGCCGGGTTAATCAAGCGCTCGCGGGGTATGCCACTGGCCTGCTCCACCGCCCTGACCCACTTGGTGGGCACGTAGCCCTTCCTGAGCATCATGGAGATGTTCTGCTGGGTGCAGCCTAGGATGTCGGCTAGTTGGGCCTGCGAGCCCACGGCGTGGATGGCTTCTTCGATTCCGGTCATTGTGTGCTTTCAATCGTATTGATCATCTTCAGGGTTGCGTTGTGGTAGTCGTAAACCGCGCGGCTGTGGGGGATGGTGAGCCGGGGCCGGTCCATGAACACGCGCCTGTGCAGCGTGTCCCTGTTGTGGAACAGCTCGGGGTACTGCCTGTGCAGCTCCTCAGTGTAGGCCCCTAGGCGCACGTTGGTCTTGGTGTAGTCCGGCTTGGGCTCGCCCGGGCGCCACGCTAGGTCACGCAAGCGCTGCTTTTGGTTGCTATCGAACATGTTCGTCTTCCTTGGTTGGGTGTGGTTGATCAGGCGGGACAGGCACGGCAACGTATATAGCACGCCAAGTTTTAGCTTCGTAGCGTTTGCTTCTAGCCGTTTTCTCCCAACGGTCTATGTACACGTCAGGCATACTAGGCAGCGCTTGGCGCACGGTGTCGCGGTGCAGGCCGGTCAGCGCACTAATGACAGCAACGGTAGTCCCATCAGGCATCTTTTTGAGCGCCTCACGAATGTCGGCGTGTGTTGACTTACGCATTGCGTTCCTTCAGCTTGGCTTCGATGCGTCTTGCATAAACATCAATGGTCTGCGTTGGCAATCCGTTCAAACAATCTTGCATCTCCTCATCCGTCAGGTCTACCCACGGGCGCTTGTAAACTTGGATGTCATCGTCATCGTTCAGCTTGTCCCGCGCCGCAGCGCGTTTTAATTCGTAGCCTGTCATACCTTCCCCCACAGCACATAAGACAGCAGCGTCACGGCGATGCACACGGCTAACACAGCGATCAGCGCTTTGAAAGTGCCAATTGTTTCTTCGTATGGATTCGGGTCATGCAGTTCAGCGGGTTCTTTGCTTATGTAGGCTTTGTCAGCGTCAGTCATAGCGGTGCGTCCTCATAATTGTCAGGGTTGATCGGTATACGCTTGTATGGTTTGTCAGGTAACGATTTGGTTGGGAAAGGCCATGTCATTCGGCACGCTCCTTTAGCAGGGCATCTGCTTGTTCGTATGCACAACCTGCGATTTCTTCAGGTTCAAACCCTTCATGCATAAGTTCTTGCATAGCCAGCCCAGCAAAGTGGTCGCGCAATGTCATGTCCCGCGCAAAGCCGCCGGTCTTAACGTGCCAGTCGGTGTAGTCTTTTGCTATTTCAATGTTCATTTGTATTCCTCCAGTCGTGCGTTAAGGCGTGTGATTCGGTTTACGTTGTAGTCCACGATGCTTTGGGCATATTCAACCCCGGTCTCTGCTTGGAGCTTGGCCAGATGGGCCTCGGCCAGCTCGGCTGCAATTACTTCCAGCGGGGTGGGTTTCTTGAACGGCTCCTTAAACAGCTCGCGTAATCCTATACGGCGCATCATGATGTACCCCCAACGGCCTGCGCTGCGGCTTTCTCGGCCTTCTTACGGGCACGGTAGGCCGCGTCCCATTCACGTTGCTTGGCCTTGGCTTTCTGCTTGGCGTACCAAGCCCGTTGGTACTCGCGCCGCTTCAGGCGCCTTTGCTCGGCGGCGTCAGCCACCTCGGCCTTGGTGAACACCGGCGCACCCTCGCTGCGCACTGGCGCAGCGGCGTAGGGGTTGAGCTGTTTGTTTATATCGTGCAACCGATCCTGCAAGGATGCCAGCCACTTGCTATGCGCGTCCTTGACATTGTGCAGGGAATTTAGCTTAGTGGTAAGCATGTCGAGCACGGCTATGTTCTTCATGTGCATTGCCTCTAGTGCAGCGATGCGTTTGTAAGGGTTCCAGTTCATGTGGGCGTACTCCAAAAAGTTGTAGGGAAGCGAAGCATACAACAGAACTTTGTGGTTTACAACAAATATTTTTTAAAAAGTTACAGCAACTAGCCAAAAAGTGATGTAAGATCGCCCCGCCACAATAATTGTGTTGTGGGTTAACGGAGATACGCACATGAGCCTAGAAGACACAATCCGGGGCCTCACCGACGCAGTGAACGCCCTCAACGCAACCCTACAGAGCGCCCAAGTAAGCGTGCCTGCTCCGCAGGAGGCGCCCACCATCCCAAAGCTGCGCCCCAAAGCGGACAAGGCCGAGGCGCCATCTACAACCGTGGCGGAACCTTCACCAGCGCCCGCCACGACGACCTTGACCGCTGGGTCGTCTGACGAGGTGACCTACGACATGGTGGCCAAAGCCATCACCGACACCTTCCCCAAAGACCGGGCCAAGGTCCTCGCGGCGCTGGCCAAGTTTGGCGCGGCCAAGGGCCCCCAGCTCAGGCCTGCTGATTACGCGGCTTTCTTGGAGGAGTTGGCATGAAAGAATTAACTTTTGGCGAAGCACTGCGCGCACTGAAGCAAGGCAAAAAAGTAGCACGCACCGGGTGGAATGGTAAAGGGCTTTGGGTGGAA